GCCCGTTTGTGATCAACTCACAACATGCAATATATAGAGAAATATCTAATAGGAGGATTGGGTGAAATCAGTCACATTGCGGACAAGCTGAATTTCAGCACAGATATTCACTGTTGGGGAAGTAGACGCCACTCCGGACTCAATTGCTCGAGACGTGGTGATAGCATCTTCCAATGTTGGGTACAAATTAACAACATTTGCTGAGTTAAGCACTAATGCGTAACAAGTGAAACCATCATCAAGGGTCAGTGTACGATCCTCCGCGTAACGCAATAAATTCGTCGTCGTCGGTGCTGGAGTACCAGACCAAGCGGCGTTAACTGCTGTTGAAGCGGTGATTTGAAACACGACCTTATAGATGTCACCTTCAATGCACCCTGTTGGCATCGCTGACGTAACATTCGCGATGTTCTTCCCAACGGTCGTTTGAAAACTGATGGAACCGCCAAGCGTAGTCGTAGAGGTGTTCGTGAGACAGATGAAACTCGATTGCGCTCTGGCCACTGGTAGTGTGCCGGCACGAGGGTTGATTGACAACTCCCTAAACGAGATATCATAGTCAATCAAGACATAGCCTGGACTATTAGCTGCGTTCGTTTTCGAGAACATGAACAAAGTACCCGCTTTATCTTCGTTGAGGTCAGATTGATTACCATACAGCGTGGTCTTCCACTCAGAAGTTGGGTTGACCAACATGCTGTGATTGGTCCACTGTGGCCCAATAACCGTGTGTGGATCCGACAATACGAAAGGCAGGAACGACGAACTAGAATAGTCCATCATTGGTGAATTGGAATCACGTTCGTAATAGAACAAGATATCACCTGCTTGTGACGTGGGAGAACTAGTGATATAGTGCACAACGATCTTATTGACCTTGAACTTCTGGAACATTTGACAATAGTTCCGCAGCACGCTGCTCGGTAGAGCGCACGGTGTTAACGGCATTCCTCCGATGAGTTCAAAGTTTGTGATCGCGGCTGCCGAGCTCGAGAGAGCAAAGGCAAAATCACGGCCAACAACACGAGCCCCGTTAGTACTTTGAGTAATACGTGGTTTTGATCCGCGTACCGAGTTACCAACTGAGACTGGTGCAGTGTTAATCTGTGACACTGCGCCAAAGCTTGCTGGAGCGCTGAGTGCGCGAGCCTGGCGTTGCTTTGGTTTTGTTCGTGTCTTATCGCGAGCCATCTTTTAATAATAGCTATGAGACTTATTTTTCTTATTTTTGTAGTTTTAATTTTCGCCAACCTCCTCCACATGCAAATGTATTGATTTAACGCGTGAATAGGGGGGTGTCTAGCGCGTGACCCATACCGTGGCCACGTTTCTTTATTTTTCTTTTTCTTTTTGGCGGAGCTAGACTATTCACATAGACTTGATTGTAAGCTTCGAATCTTTTAGCTTGTGCTTCGACTAGACGATGAGCGCGCTCCGATTTAGTTTCAGGGACAACTTTGTTCGGTTTAGAAACCTTATTATAGGCGCTCACAACCGCATTCTTCAATGTCTTGCCAGCATCAAGGATGGCCTTGGAGGTAGAGCTGTTGGAGGTAGGCACAGTCGCTCGAGCCTCACGGCGAGCGTTTTCCTGCGCCTCTGCGAATGGAGTAATTTTCTTTGCCGACGGCTTCGACTGAAAAGCCGAGTCGCCCTTCTTTGGATCGGTATTATAAAACGCACTTACATCACTCTTCTCTTTACTGAGATAGGTTCCATTAACCATCTTATTTGCATTGTAAAGATTAGTAACTCCGAATTTTATTAACCCAGGCAAACCACCGTAACTTGTAAAGTCACTGGCAAGCTGCTTTGCTTGTCGCGCTCCATAATTGCCGTACAAAACCAAGTTCCCTGCTAATTCGGGAAATTGGGAGGCTAATTTATGTGCCTGTTCGTTATAAATTTCATCAGCTGCTTCTCTATGCGCCCTGTCAGGCCAATGCGCATAAGCAGAGTCATGCAGTCTAGAAAGCTTATCAAGTTCGGATTGTGGAGTTGAGCCTCCAAATTCCACCGATGTTTGAAACTTACCATCTGACCAATACGGTCCCGTGTAGTTTCCAGAAAACCCTTCCATGGTGTAGCTTTTAATTATTTTTCTTTTATTTTCGCCACCACCACCACAGATCCCACCGGGAAATGGGAGCCAGTTTAACGACTTAGTCGGTCGAAACTGACTTAGTGCCAAAGCGCGTGTTCGTAACCGTACTGCTTATCAAGCAAATACTGCCGCGACCGCAACTTATTGACAGGAAAGTCAGCAGGATGCAACTCCCGCAGTTTGTGGTACATATTCTCCAGAAGCGTAAATTTCTCGGCAGAATGCCGATAATTCTCCATGTGCGAACAAAGCGCATCACCCAAGTGTTCGAGCTTGATCCGTTTCAAATGCTCAATATGCTTGGTCCACCTTTGAGGGTGGTATTCGAGTCCGTCTTTCCCCCTACGGATATCACTTCCGAAGAATTCCGAGTGCTCTAAATCTTCACGATGTTCGAGTTCAATCGGAACCCCAAGTTCCATACCACGTTTGATATAATCAGCGTGGTCGACGCCCTCTAGATTTTGCTTCACATCATCACCTCCTGCAACGATGGGCAAATCTAGGATGAAATCATCGTCGAAGCCTAAACGCATCATGATCAGGACGTGTACGACTAGCTGTCCAATTGAATTGAACAAAATAGTGCCAAACCATCCACTTAACATAATGCCATCTACCTTCATCTCGACAACGGTTCCATCAGAGCAACGGTACGTAGTGCGTTCAAAGATTTGTTTGAAACAACCTTCGACATCACGCTTGTACTGCTCGTGCTGTTCTTCACTCCAATTGGGGTGTCGAAGCGCGAGATTTTTCGTCACTCCACAACAAACGTCAGCAATGTACTTGTGGTAACAAAAATCCCAATTCGATTTGTCGCTATCCGTAACTGGACCAGGGAAAATTTTCTTCATCTTTTCAAGATGTCCTGGGTTCGCGGGTGCGTAAGCGTACACAATCTTAGGATTCGGTCCACTAAAGCTCCTGACAGCTTTCTCTGCGAGCGGTTTGAAGACAGCTGCGTGTTTGACAGTGCCATGTAGTGGCATTCCAGTAATACATCGCGGCATTCCGTTAGCCAACTTCTTTTTCTTCGTTGGTTCACCCTTCAGGAACGTCTTCACGACATACTTCTCATCCCATTCGTTTAGCACGTGTTGTGCAAAACCCCGCTCCCCGAACTGTGCGAGTACCTGGCCATTCGTTGGCTTTCCTTCAGCACAATAAGGGTACCCGGAAGATTTGTCCGAACCAATAATGGGGGAATTAATGATATTCAAAATACCACTGATTTGATTGTAATCCTCGTCTGGAATGAAACTGAGATCGCTTAGCATTTCAGTCACCAAGCGTGTACACCGATTAACCTCCTGTTCAGTTGGGGGCTTAGCAACCATTTCAGATCGCTCGGCGAAGAGCTCAATATGTTTCAACAAGGACACTCTCTCCTCATCAGGTGTCATCGATGGGTAATCAAATTCACCTGCTACATAGCCGAGGGCCTCAATGTCCGACTTGAAGTCCTCAATAACCTGCGACGCCTCAGGTTGCACTTTAGGCGCAGAAGGTCCATGCACTCTATCAGCTTTCTTCAAGCTGTAATAGGCGCTCATATCCTTCTGTTTTGGAAGAGAAACGGAGTTTTCCTCAACGGTAGCCGGACGCTTTGATCTACGGCGTTGTCGTCTCTTCGTGGAAGCTAGCGAAGCATTCTCGTAATCGTTCCGGTGATAACGGTCATCATCATAATCGATGTATTGACCACCACGTGAGCCGTATTTCTTATTGAAAGCACTATCGGCGAGCATATCTTCAAACACGTCTTCATCACGCTTGGGGTTTCCAGTCCCAAACGTGGAGGTAAGTTCGTTCATGCTCCAGCCGTAAGTGGCTTCTCCATTGTCCAATATAATCGCAAATTTACCATCACGCATCGTCTTAATCTCGACTACTTGGCCCTTCATTTTCGTCTGGCGATAGAAACTCTTGTAGGAGGCGTCTGCGTAAGTGTATTTCTTACGATTTTTGGTTACAGCTTCGAGTCCAGCGCTCGCGTCAATTAAGTACTGGATCATCTCCGTGCGGATTGCTACGTTGTGCTCGCCAGCCGCACTAATGTGCATGCCAACCACACTGTTGCCACAGAGGATGATAGATCCCGAAAAACCCCGTTGAGTGCTTGCTGTATGGTTCAAATGCTCGAAACCTGAATCCGGCAATGTTTTACCAGAAGCAGAAACCAGCAATCCATCGGGTGTGAACCCAACGGAATGAACTTGTTGATTGTACGCACTCTTAATACGCGTTGAGGCTTTCGTAATACGGATCTGCGACCATTGTTTTTCCTCCAGTTCAACTGCGAAAGCGTCGATGTCATACGACGCAATCGCGTTTACTTCGGGGCTCCAGAAGTCTTCTGGAGTCTTGTAGAGTTTTTGACGATCCACTTCCCAGTTTCCTTTCTTCGTCTGCTTAATCGTGGCTAAGTAGACGGTCGCTGTCGACTGATTCAGCGTATTGCTGCAGTGACGCGCAGTGACTAGGTATTCATCCATCCTCCAGAAGACTCCAAAAAGTCTTAGGTCCGAATCTTGGGTGCAAACCAAGATGGCTCCAATAGGCTGTGCTTTACAAGGAAAGTACTCGGAACCTGGCATGGCCATTTCATCTTGATGACAACCGTTCACCTGGGGAGTCGTTGGGATACGCAATTCAACCCCATTAACGCGGACATTATGAAAAATGCCGGTCTCCGTGGCGATCTGCCCCAGGTAAACATCCTGTCCTCTCTGTTCATCCACTTTTAATGGTGGCGCCTCAGGGTACAAGACCTCAAAGAGACGCATCAGCGAGTTATACGTGAAATAAAACAAGCCAATGAAGAACAGAACATCCAAGGCTGCTTGCCAAGCTGGTGGCAAGAGTTCGTACCATTGCATTTCGAACACCTTGCCAACAACAGACAGTGCGCGAGTCACCACGCTCCAGCCTGTAAGCAACCAATCCAACAACACATTCAACAAAATCGAATATTTGTTGGCCTTCACCTCCTCTTGCATGCAAGCAAAAGTGCCAGCGATTTTCCCGTTCAACAAACACAGGAACAGATAAGCCTTCAGATGAGTCATCTGGCGTCTCTTCGCGATCACTACATCGCGCACCGCTGGAGCGGCAAAGTCCACTGCATCATCATCACCAACCTGGCGCTGCCAATAACGATACGTGAGAAGGGGGGGAACTCTGATTCTGTCATTGATATGGCGGTTGTAGCGGTACACGGGGGAGAGCACCTCATGGAGGTGTTGCGCCGGAGTATACTCAGGGTTGAAAGTCAAAACCCGACCGTCGTCCAATACCAAGTCAACTGGAAAATGTTGAGCTCGATTGTCCATATGGGCAACGAAGCTGTTGTAGAACGAGGCTCTCTGAGCGATGTCATGCGTAACATAACCAACGCGATCAAGAAAAGCCTGTCTAGTCAACTCGCGACCA